TGTTACTGCACAAAGCCGTGCATTGAAAGCTGAATACTCACTAGAACTTGCACAAGACTTGAAAGCAATCCATGGTTTGGATGCTGAAACAGAATTGAGCAACATTCTTTCTACCGAGATTCTTGCTGAAATTAACCGTGAAGTTATCCGTACAATCTATACAACTGCTGTTGCAGGTGCTCAATACGGCACTACAACTGCTGGTGCATTTGACTTGGACACTGACTCTAACGGTCGTTGGTCTGTTGAACGTTTCAAAGGTTTGATTTTCCAAATCGAACGTGATGCTAACGTTATTGCAAAACAAACTCGTCGTGGCAAAGGTAACGTGATGATTGTATCATCTGACGTTGCTTCCGCAATGGCGATGGCTGGCGTGTTGCAATACACACCTGCTTTGTCTGCTGACCTACAAGTTGATGACACAGGCAATACATTTGCTGGTATGTTACACGGTCGTATCAAGGTCTATATCGACCCATACTTCGGTGGTTACACATCTAACCAAGAATTGGTGACAATCGGTTATAAGGGTTCTTCTCCTTATGACGCTGGTATCTTCTATTGCCCATACGTTCCTCTACAAATGGTTCGTGCAATTGACCAGTACACATTCCAACCAAAGATTGGTTTCAAGACTCGTTACGGCATGGTTGCAAACCCATTCGCAACTGGATTGACAAGTGGCAATGGCGCATTGAACGCACGTTCAAACGTTTACTATAGAATTTTCCAAGTGAAAAATCTTATGTAAGATAAGAGTCACCGCAGAGTGACATTTTAAAGACCACCTTCGGGTGGTCTTTTTTTTGGCTCCTAAATACTGATAGAGGAGATAAAATGACAGCAATAAACAGAAGTCCCGATAATACAAACCTATTACAGGCAACGAAGTTTTTATTAACGTTTAGTAGAATTAAAACCACACAATATTTTTGCCAAACTGTTAATCTTCCTGGTGTATCTTTAGGTGAAGTAAGTCGAGCAACACCATTTTTGGACATGTATTCACCTGGTACAAAATTGACATACGATCCATTGGTCGTAGAGTTTATATTGGATGAAGAACTACAAGGATGGAAAAACCTGTATGACTGGTTTTTGACAATGGCTGATCCAGATGGATTTGAAAAACGTGGTGGTAGTAGAGAGTTGCAAACCAATAAACACTTTTCAGATGCCACATTAAGTGTATTGAGTGGTTTGAATAATCCTTTACTGAGAATACATTACACGAATTTATTCCCTTTGAGTATTAGTGATATTAGATTTGATACAACACAATCTGCGGATACAATACTGACCGCAACGGCAACATTTAGATATCAATCATATACATACTTGACAGTTTAATCGTTTTATGTTATAATGTTTTGAATAGTTAGGATTACATTAAGTTGTTGATTCTAAAGAATAATTTGTAATTTATGAATAGATATGGAAACACTTGAACAAGTTTTAAAAATGTGGGAAAAAGATGCGGTTATAGACCAAACCGAACCATCTAAAGAACTATTAAACATTCCCAAATATCATAGTAAGTATCTTGGCATTCTTACTAAACATAGAATTGCCTCCAAAAAGGCTCACTTTGATTATTTACGTATGCGTAAGGTCAAGTGGGAATACTTTACCGGCAAAATGTCCCAAGAAGAATTGGAAGAATACGGATGGGAACCATTCCAATTTGCACTCAAGTCGGATATCAATACTTACCTAGAAGCAGACAAAGACCTTATCAAGTTACTTGAGAAGAAGGTCTACCACGAAGAAGTTATCTCCGTAATAGAATCGGTGATGGCAGAACTTAAACAAAGAACGTGGCAGTTAAGGGATTTTATCTCTTGGGAGAAATTCGTTGCAGGCCAATGAACACATTACGATAACCAAAGTAAACGAAGTCTACGGCAAAGTGGAATGCGAACGCCACGTTGCACGGGAACTATCAGAGTACTTCACGTTCTTTGTGCCTGGTTATCAGTTCGTTCCAGCCTATCGGAATCGCATTTGGGATGGTAAGATTCGACTATTCAATCTACAGACCAGTCAACTATATCTCGGTCTTGTTCCATATCTCACCGAATTCTGTGATGAACGTGGGTATGCATACTCACACGACTTGATTGAAGATGAATACTCTGTGTATCATGCACATAAATTCTTTGACACTTTGAATCTACATTCGCAAGGCAAACCAATTGGAGTTAGAGAACACCAACAAAATGCGTTTATCGAAGCCATACAGAAACGTAGAACTTTGTTGTTGTCACCTACTGCATCAGGCAAATCACTAATCATATATCTAATTTGCCGCCAACTACTAGACTATCAGAACCTGAAAGGTCTTATTATTGTACCAACAACCTCATTGGTTGAACAATTGTATGGAGATTTTGGAGACTATGCAAGTGAATCTGGTTTTAAAAACTACATGCACGTACACAGAATCTACCAAGGTAAAGAAAAGAACACCGACAAAGCCATTACAATCTCCACATGGCAATCACTATACAAAATGCCACCGGAATATTTCCACCAGTTTGATTACGTAATTGGTGATGAGGCACACTTATTCAAAGCACAATCTTTGACCTCCATATTAACATCATGCATCAATGCCAAGTACCGAATCGGTCTTACTGGAACTTTGGACGGAACCAAAACACACAAACTGGTACTAGAAGGTTTGTTTGGGCCAACTAAAAGGGTTGTAACAACCAAAGAATTGATTGATAAGAAACAACTATCATCATTTAACATCAAGTGTTTGGTACTGAAACATTCAGAGGAGATTTGTCAACAAATGAAAGACAAGTCTTATCCAGATGAATTAAAGTATTTGATTGAGTCAGAAAACCGCAACCGATTCATTCGTAATCTGGCCGTAAGTCTAACCAAAAATACATTGGTATTGTTTCAAATGAAGAAACATGGTAAACTGTTGTATGAAATCATTAAAGAAAAGGCAGTTGGACGAAAAGTATTCTTTGTTGACGGTGACGTTGAAACGGAAGTTAGGGAAGAAATACGTAGAATTATGGAAGTAGAAGATGACGCAATCTTTGTGGCTTCTTTTGGTACAACAAGTACTGGTACAAACATCAGAAATCTACACAACATTATATTTACCTCACCATCTAAATCTAGAGTTAGAAATTTACAGTCTATTGGCCGTGGACTAAGACAATCGGACGGCAAAGACCTTGCAACTCTTTATGATATTGCAGATGACCTAAGAATAAAAAAACACACAAACTTTACTCTACAACATTTCGTTGAAAGAGTGAAGATATATAATGAAGAACAGTTCTCTTTTAAAATTTACAATATAGGACTAAAAAATGGCAGTTAAAATTTTACGTTTAAAAGATGGTCTAGATATAATCTGTGACTGCATTTTTGAAAAGAATAACAAAGTGGTGATTGACAATCCCATGTTGTTTGAACTCAGAGGCACAAATCTAATATTGCAACACTGGTTACCTGTGTTTGTGATGAAAGGTGAATCTGTTGAAATTGGGATGGATTACATTCTATGCACAATGGAACCAACCGATGATTTTGAAGAATACTATTCAACATCCGTCATTAGGTTGAAAGACTCTGAGAGAAAAGAAAGAGAAGTGGAACTCAATGATGAGGTACTAGCTGCTTTCGAAGAAAAGGAAATTGGTAAATCCTTAATACATTAATATCATAGGGGAACACCGTGGACTATATCACATGTCAAGCCCCTTGTCAACAACTTTTTATGGTACATTTGAATGAGTAAACTGAAACATTATATAAACAATCAAGATTTCCTAAAGGCACTTGTCGATTACAAGACCAGATGCATAGAGGCCGATGAGGCCGGCAAACCAAGACCAAACATTCCAAATTACATTGGTGAATGTTGGATGAAAATTGCCGAAGGTCTTTCACACAAACCAAACTTTATCAATTACACATACCGAGATGAAATGGTCTCAGATGGTATCGAGAATTGTTTAATGTATTTTGAGAACTTTGATCCAACGAAGTCATCCAATCCATTTGCGTATTTTACCCAAATCATTTACTTTGCTTTTCTAAGACGCATACAGAAAGAAAAGAAACAACTGTATGTAAAGTACAAAGCCACAGAGATGTATGGTATTCTGGATGAATTTGAAATGCTAGAAGGTGAAGATGGCAGTACCAAACAATTCGAATTATATGATAATATCGCAGAGTTCATTGAGACATATGAAGATGCCAGAAAGACCAAGAAAGCCGGCAAAGATGCGGCAAAGAAACCCAAAGGGCTTGAAAAATTTATTGAGGAGTGATATAATGAAGATTGGATTTACTTGTTCCACTTTTGATTTGTTTCATGCTGGTCATATTATTATGCTTAAGGAAGCCAAATCTCAATGTGACTACTTGATAGTGGGTTTGCAAACAGACCCGACTATTGATAGACCAAAAGAAAAAAACAAACCAGTTCAAAGTATATTTGAAAGGTATGTACAACTACAAGCTTGTAAATTTGTGGATGAAATTGTGGTATATGCCACAGAAAAAGATTTGATAGACATATTACTTTCTTATCCTATTAACGTTAGGATTTTAGGAAATGAATATGAAAATAGGTCATTTACTGGTAGACAAGAGTGTATTACTAGAGGTATTAAATTTTACTTCAACAAACGTGAACACACATTTTCAACAACAGAATTGAGACAAAGAGTGGTAGACACAGAAGCTGAAAAGATGATGAAAAATATATTATGAAAGTTGCAATAATTACCGACCAACACTTTGGTGCCAGAAATGATTCAACCTTGTTTTTGGATTTTTATGAGAAGTTTTATAAAGACACATTCTTTCCAACTTTGGTAAAAGAAAAGATTGATACTGTACTTATACTTGGTGATACTTTTGACCGTAGGAAGTATGTCAATTTCTTTTCACTAAAACGTGCCAAACAAATGTTCTTTGACCCACTCTTTCATATGGGTATACAGGTACACATGCTGGCAGGTAACCACGATACATACTTTAAGAACACTAACGATGTTAACTCAGCGGACTTATTGTTGGGTGAATATGGTATCAACTTAAATGTTATTGACCATCCAGCCGAAATATATGTTGGACCACATAAGATTTGTATGATGCCTTGGATTTGTCCGGATTTTTAGGAAGTTTAGTCACACTTTTAGTGGTCATTACCATCACAAATCTTCTAGTGATGATATCTACTATTTGGGAAATCCGTACGAACTTACTTGGCAAGATTATAATGACAGCCGGGGTTTTCATTTGTTTGATTTGGATACTCACCAACTTGAGTTCATAGAGAATCCAAATAAAATGTTCCATCGTATTAGTTACGATGATAAAGAACAAACAATCAAAGAGATTGACAATATGGATTTGAAACCATATACGAATACATATGTTAAAGTGGTTGTAATTAACAAGACCAACCCATATTTGTTTGACAAGTTCATGAATAACCTGTATAATGTAAACCCTGCGGACATTACTATTGCAGAAGATTTCACAGAACTAGAAGATGGTGAAGATGTGGTAGATGAAGCGGAAGACACACTCACTATATTAAACAAGTATGTTGATGGTATTACGGAAGAAAGCATTGACAACGACCGGTTAAAAACATTATTGAAAGAACTCTACGTAGAGGCATTGAATACTGAACAAGCATGATTTTATTCCAAAAAATAAAGTGGAAGAATTTTCTGTCCACTGGAGCACATTTTACTGAGATTGATTTTACTAAGTCCAATAACACCTTGATTATAGGACACAATGGTGCAGGCAAGTCTACAATCCTAGATGCATTATGTTTTGGATTGTTTGGTAAACCTTTTCGTAAAATTAATAAACCACAGTTGTTAAACTCTGTTAATGGTAAAGAGGCTGTAGTTGAAGTACAATTTAATATTGGCCAAAAGAAATACAAAGTAATTCGTGGTATTAAACCAAACGTATTTGAAATCTATCTGAATGATGTATTGCTGAACCAAGATGCAGCTGCAAAAGACTATCAAGAGATACTAGAGAATAATATTCTCAAATTAAATTACAAGTCTTTTACGCAGGTTGTCATTCTTGGTTCAGCA